ACACGCGGCGTCGCAAGACTATGGACTTGGCTTCCAGCGACGGCAAGGTGCCGCCAGGGCGGTTCATGCGAAAGGGTTTGGCCGCCAAGTTGCCGAAGCTCGCCCAGCAGTGGCGGGGCCAGATCTCAGGACCGTGACCGAGGGCTAACACCCCCTACGGTCGCCGCCCCGCCGCTCCTAGTTTGAGCGTATCGCCGCACGCAGGCGACATCGCACACATAGGAGGGCAGAGATGTCCGGCACATCGTCCAACATTCTTCTCGGCAAAGACGTGACCATAACGGGCGTCACTGGGGCGCGCAGCGTCACCGTCACGTCGTCCGCCAGCGAGATCGACACCACCACGCTCGGCGGGCTGACACATCGCCGGTTCTCCAAGGGTCTGGCAGAGCAGACGATCGAGATTGAGTGCATCGACGCCCCCGGCTGCGAAGCCGGAGCCACGATCACCATCGGCGGCACGACGACCGGAAACGCCGCCTACATTGTGACGAGCGTTGCCCAGGCCGAGCCGATCGATGGCATCGTCACCTACACCGTGTCGGCAACCCGCGCCTAGTAATCCACCTGAACATTAGGAGCCAACTCGCATGGCAGTCACTCTCGGCCGCAGCGGATCGCTTTCCGCGCCTTACGGCACCAATATCATCAATGTCACGAAGACCACAGAGTCCGAGGCCGTTGATGTTTCCAACCGCTCCAACACTTCGGGCGGCTACAAGGTCTCGCAGGCGGGCTTTAAGTCCGTGACGTGGGAAATCGAGTGCCATAACCCAGGCCAGGCAATGACCGACCTATTGGACGCCAACGCCGATAACGGCGTCACCGTCATCAGCGTGACGGAAAACATCAACGTCGACGGTGCCGTCACCTACACGATCACGGCCAAGGGCGGAACCTGACCCGTGGCGATCACGCTGGGGAAGGACTGCTCGATCTCGTTGGGCGGCAACATCGCCAGCGCGCGGAGCGTCACGATTAGCGAGACGGCCCGCACGATCGACATTGAGGCGTTCGGCTCGCGTCAGGTCGAGGTTTACAACACTGGCTACGACGCGACCGTTTCGGTCGAACTCAACGACGCCAGCGACGTGGATTTCTCGTTTTTGGAAAGCGGCAATGAGATCGCCGTCTCTGGAGGCTCGGGCGGTTGGTGGTTCACGGCGGTCGTGACAGGCATTGCCGAAACTTTTTCCGTTGACGGGGTCGCTACGTTTTCGGTGGAGTGCAAGATGACCCGCCAAGGATTGAGGTAGCCAATGCGTGAGTTCAAAGACGATGAAGGAAGGCCGTGGCGTCTGGCGTTGACCGTGGCGTCGGCGCTGCGAGTGAAAGACCTTGTGTCGGTCGACGTGACAGACGAGGACGGCACCAGGCGGACGGTGCCGTTTGACTTAGTCGACGCCGCCTCGATCTCGCAGACGTTCCAAGTGTTGCGAACGCAATACGCCAAGATCGGCGAGACGCTCTACGCGATCCTTGTGAAGCAGGTCGCGGAGAAGGGGCTCGACAAGGAAGCGTTCCTCGAAGGGCTGCGGGGCGATGCTCTCGACGCGGGCGTCAAAGCGTTGGAGGCCGAGCTTGTCGATTTTTTCCCGCCGCGCCTCCGCAAGATGATCGGGCTTCTCGCCGCCAAGATGGACGAAGTGGCAGGCGAGATGCTGACGAAAGCGGAGGCGGGTCTGGAAGCCGCGAGCGCGGAGACGCTGATCGCACAGTCTGGGACACCATCTGGGAAGCCGCAGGAATCATCGGCGTCCACCCCGGCAAGTGGACCCTCCGACAACTCATCGCCGCTAGAGACAGCCGCCTAGAGCATCAGTGGTGGCACACGGCCAACCTCATCGCCCAACAAGCCAACATTCACAGAGACAAGCACAGCCCCAAGGCAGACCCTCGAAAGTTCAACCCGTTCGCTAAGAAGACGAAGCCCAAGGCGCGAGAGGCGACTCCCGAGGATCTTGAGCGGCTCTTCGGAAAAGACTGGGCCAAATACGCATGAGCAACGCTGGAGCAATCAAAGGCGGCGGCGTATTCGTCGAGATCGGGGCTGACCCGCGCAAGTTCTTCGCCACGTTGAACAAGGTCAACAAGGCGATGGGCGATATGGGCCGCTCGCTCGCCGGGGCGGGGGCGAAGATCGGCGGCATCGGCGTGGCGACGCTCGCGCCGTTTGCGGCTGCTGTGCGGCAGGGGACGGCGTATCAGTCGACGCTGTTGAATATCCAAGCGTCGACCGGGGCGACTGCCCAGGAGCTCGACCGGCTCAAGGCGGCATCCATGCAGATGTCGCAGGCGATGGGCGTCGGGCCGACGCAGATCACCAACTCATTCCTCGAACTGCTCAAAGCGGGCATGAGCGTCGAGCAGGTTCTCGGCGGGGCAGGGCAGGCGGCGATTGAGTTTGCGACTGTGGGCCAGATGGACGTGGCCGAGGCTGGCGTCGTGATGGCTGATGCGATGAAGGTTTTTGGCGTGACCGCTGACGTGGCGGCCAATGCGATCTCATCGGCGGCAGATGCTTCGAGCACGTCGATTGCCGGTCTGTCGCAGGCGTTCTCGCAAGTGTCGGCGGTCGCCGCTCTGGCGAATCAGTCGATTGGCGACACGTCGGCAGCCCTAGCGATCCTTGCCAACGCTGGCGTGAAGGGCAGCGACGCCGGCACTTCGCTCAAGACGATGCTTCTGCGGCTCATGGCCCCGGCAGATGAGGCGGTCGGCGCGCTGGCCTCTATTGGCCTGTCGGTGCAGAGCTTCCGCAACGCAGATGGCTCCATGAAGCCTCTGGTCGACATCATCGGCACGCTGAACGGCGCGCTCGGCGGGCTCGATCAGGCTGCGAAGGACGACATCTTCCGGCAGATCTTCGGGCAAGACGCCATTCGTGCGGCTGCGATCCTGACGAGCACGGGCGTTGATGGCTTCAACGACATGACAGGTGCGATGGATGCTGCGATGCCTGTCGGGGAAAAGTTTAAGGTGATGATGAGCGGCCTGGCTGGGGCCGCTGGAAACATCTTGGCGGCACTTCAGCGATTCGCAATCGCCGTCTCGGACGCTGTCGGCCCGGCCTTGATGTCTCTCGCAACGCCGATCACCGGACTCATCAACGGTCTGACCGATTTCGCCACCAAGAACAAAGAGGCGGTCGCGGCAATCGCCAAGTTCGGCGTGTCGGCGATTGCCATCGGCGGCGCTCTCACTGGGCTGGGCCTGTCGCTCCAGGCGGCGAGCTTTGGATTCGGCGGAATCCTCAAGGCTGTCGGCAGCCTCGGCGCTGTCGTTGGCTTGGTGTTGAGTCCTATAGGCTTGCTTGTTGGTGGTGTTGCCGCCATCGTCATGCTCGGGCCGCAACTCAAGGGGGCGTTCTCTGGTGCGCTTGACGGCGTGGCTGAGATGGCTGGCGCGGCCGGAGATTCGTTTCGCGCCGTTGCTGCCGATGGGATGGTTTTCTTCTCGGACTTGGCGACCACGGCGACCACGACATTTAACGGCATCTATGAGGCGCTTTCTGCTGGCGACTTGGCTGGCGCGATGGACGTTCTCTGGGCTGGCTTGATGGCTGGCTGGCTGCGGGGCGTCGAAGGACTTATGGGTTACGTCGACCCGTGGGTTTCGATGTTCCAAAACACGTTCACAATCCTCGGGGCCGAAATCTACAAGGCGTGGGACACGACCTGGGTGACGGTGGGCAACGCCTTCCGCACGTTCGGTGCGTACCTGCAAGGCGTCTTCGACAACATCGTCAACGGCGTCCTCTCGCAGTGGGACAACCTGGAAGCGGGCATCCTCAAGTCGTGGAATTACATTCAGTCGTTTTTCAAAAAGGGCTTCGATCTTAAGAAGGAAAACGAAAAGGTCGACAGCGAGATGTCGGCTCGTCGGCGGCAGCGTGAACTGGATCGGCCGGGAATCGCTGGTCGCACGGCAGAGGCAGAGCGGCAAAACGAGCAGGACAGGAAAGACCTGGCTGACCGCAAAAAGTCTGTCGACGAAAACACGCAAGCCACCGCCGATGCCCGCGATGCTGCAAATCAACAGCGTGCCGACGAGCGACGCGCCGCAACGCAGGGGGCCGAGGCTAATCTTGCCGACGCCACCAGCGGCGTGACGGAGCGGAGCCGCGACGCAGCCACCGCCGCTGAACTCATGAAGGCTCTCGGCTCGGCTACGTCGCTCGAAGAAATCACAAACATCGGCGCGAGCATCGACGCCCTTCTAGAGAGAGGCAACGTCGGCTCTGAGTTAGAGGCAAAGCTGCTCGACTCCTACTATGCAGCCTTCTCGCGGATCAACGTCGCTACCGCCTCTGCGTCTTCTGCGGACAAGGCGAAGCAAGCAGAGCAGGGGGCAGGCGCTGCCGGTGTGGGCGGCCCCAGCCAAGGCGATGTCGCCGGGACGTTCTCGTCTGTCGCGCTGGGTGGCATGGGCATCGGCTCTTCGCTTGCCCAGAAGCAACTCGACACGCTCAAGCAGATTGAGCAGAACACCTCGCAGAACAACGCAGCGGAGGTCGCCGCCTAATGGCAACGTGGATCGAAGATAACGCATCGCGCTCCGCGACGATCTACCGTCTCGGCAAGAAGGCCACGTCCACGATGACGCGGTCGTATAAGGTCTTCGGCCACAGAGACGACGTGCCGCTCCACGCGGAGTGCAACCAGCGGATCAGCAGTCAGCTTCAGTTTTGGCAGTATCCAGGTGCAAACGTCCAACTGCGGGCCGAGTCTTATTCGGTCGACTACCTCGGCGATGACGCCTGGCGGGTCGAGATTCAGTACGAGAAGACAGGCGGTGACGCGCAAGAGCCCAACCCGCTGCGGCGGTCGCGCTCGTTCGACACCAGCGGCGGCACGCAGCACATCACGCAGGCGCAGGCGACCGGCTCGGGTGGTTCGCTCGACTTTGAGAAGCGGTATCCTTCCAGCGCTACGAACATGAGCGGTGCCATCGGCGTCGACGACAACGGAGTGAACGGCGTCGATATTGTCGTGCCGCAGTTGACGTGGACGGAGACGTATGACGTTCCAAGCACCTACGTCACCAGCAACTACATCAAGTCGGTGGCAGCGCTCACGGGCTCGGTGAACAACGGCGGATTCCGTGGGTTCGCCGCAGGCGAGGTGCTCTTCCTCGGCGCGAGCGGCTCGCAAGAGTGGGACCAAGACAAGGGCGACGGCCCCTGGACGCTTTCGTTCAAGTTCGTGGCGTCTCCCAACGCGGGCGGATCGGGATCGACCGTGCCAGCAATCACGATCGGCTCAATCACGGGAGTCGAGAAGAAGGGCCACGAATACCTCTGGGTCCGCTACGAGAGCAGCGTCGAGAGCAATGCTCTTTTTAAGAAGCCGAAAGCCGTCTACGTCTCGAAGGTTTACCCAGACAAGAGCTTCTCGGGTCTCGGCATCGGGACAACCTAATGGCCCGCAACGACGGACGCATCGAGGCCGGGCAGAAGCTCGCCGGGGCGATCTCGGCGCGGGCGTGGAACCGCGCGCAGGACGCAGCGGATCGCGTGCTTGGGGTTGGCACGGGCATCACGGGTGGCGGGGCGACCGGGGCGGATGCGGCGTCGAATATCGTGCTGGTGCGGAACATCAGCGGCGTTCCTGTGCCGATGCTTGGCGTTCTTCAGATACAGACGCCCGCCATCTCTCCGGTTGGCGGAACGCTGACAGGGGATCAAGCTGCTGATTCAAGAGCAAAGCAGTTTGCCTCCGGCTCCATCGTGCTGAATGGAGCTATACCAACTGGAGGATCAAACCCTATTGCAATTGCCACAGAGCCGATTGCCGTCAATGCGATCGGCCGAATGGCTGTCGGAGGGTGTTTTGCGTGCAAGGTGAAGCTCGCAGGAAATCACACCTTCGCTCGCGGCCGAAAAGATGACGTTACACAACTCATTTCAACGAGTTGCGGCCCTGTCCGTCTGTTGTGGGTGGACAATGCAAATTGGGGCGATGACAAGTGGGCAGTTGGGGTGATGTAAATGTCTGACTGCGACTGCTGCGGCTGCGACACAGAAGGCAACTACCGAGGGCAGCGAGTAAAGCCGACATCGGTGACTTTTGCGAGCTGGTGCA